ATGGTCTGTTTCAATAGTAGCATCTTCAAATAAATCATAACCATGATAAGTAAATGTATCAGTATAATCAAAAGCAGTTAGTGCCATCTCTATAGCTCTACCACCATTCCATGTACCAGTTTCAATTACAGTCTTTGGTTTATACTCTTTCATTATCTGAGATATTTGTTGATATCTATTAGGTTTAATATCAGGAGCTACCTCATCTGATAATGGAAAAGCTCTTTCACCATTACCTTTTCTTATAGCAACTTTAGAGAAGTCTGGTCTTCCAGCAAAGTGATAAAAATAATCATTCATAGTATTCATAATTTCTACTTTCATACCATGTGCTTGATAAATATTTAATAGTCTAGAAAATACATAGTAATCATGCCACTCTCTATACTTAATCATCTCACCTAAAATATATGCACCACGTAAATCTGCAAGTATATCTATAGTAGGTTGCTTATCTAAATTAAATGCCATAAAGAAAGGTTCGTCAGGATTATAAACAATATCAGCTTTATCATTTAACATAGATAACATATCTTGTTTAGTTAATCTTTTCTTTAAATAAGAATCTGCATCTATCCATATTAACCACCCTGCCTCTTTACTTTTCTCAGCTAAATTAAATGCCATCTCAGTTAAGGCAAATACTTTATGTGACCACTTCAAAGCATCTAGCTTTTCATTATATGGTATCTTTCCTTCTTCTGTACCATCATGTTCTGCATATCTTTTTAAAAACTCTTCATGGTCTTTTATATCGTGTAAACTTTTATATGTATAATCTGGTAAAGAGTAGGCATCTATTTTACAATCATGATAATATCCAGTAAAATTAATACTTGTATCTAAATTTTCTTTAACAGAATTTAATAAATGAACTGCTGTATCTTTTAAAATAGTTTCATTAAAAGATGTAACAATATTAATCTCTTTCATTATATGCTCCAAAATTTTTCTCTAATGTTTCTAATGCTTCTTCAGCTTCAGCTAATTGTTTAACTAATACAATAGAATCCTCTACTATCTTTGGATGTTCTCCTATTGCTACTGGTTTTTGAAATGCTAAATCAAGTTGATATAATGCTTTATTTACTTCAGCTTTATAGTGACATCTCAATGATTTATATAATGTATCTGTTAATTCTCTCATTGTATTAAGTAATCCTTTTCTCTTGGTATTATTCCTTTCATCTGTAACCATCTAGCATCTTCACACCACTTCACAGCATACTTGCCTTCAGTTACTCCTCTAGGTTTCCATTTAGCAAACCAAGGCCCACCAGTTGTAAAGTGTACAATCTTTGGTTTCATATCTTCTGGTGAGTGCCCATCAAGCCAGTTCCATTCTTCAGGTATTTGTCCTATGTCTGATTCCTGGTCAGGCAACCACTTAAATGTATGTAACCATCTACCTTTCTCTGTATTAATAGCATCAATACTTAACTTGTCTAGATAGTGATGTTCATTATTAAACATCATAAGGCTAGACCAGTTCTTCATACTATAAGGTTCTTGTGCTTGGCCATCCATTTTAATACCTTTTTCTACATCATACTTATGATGCACTGCCCATACAGGATAATAATTATCTCTACACATATCAAATAGTTCTGTTATATCTCCATAACAATACATATCACAATCCATATATAAAGATAAACCGGTATATAAACTTAAATGTGGCACAAGAAATCTAGTAAAACTAAAGTCAGTAGAGAAAGGTCTACCATCTATCTCATCATACTGTTGATTACCTATACTGTTTGACTTTCTTCTGAACATTCCATTTTTAATTAATGCATCTTTTTTTAGAGGCACAATTCTTACAGGATTCTTAGCTCTTATTTCTATAGAGAACTTTAAAACTTCATAAGCTGCATGTTCTCTAGGGTCATAGCCTATGTATACTGTATCCATATCATTTCTAATTTTTGTATTCATATTAAAACTTCCATTCGTAATCTATAAACCACGTGCCAGATTCATAACCTCTGCCACCTCTTCTTCTTTCATATGCTACTTTTAATCTATCACTGTTAGATAATTTTTTTGTAGCATAACTTCTAAACTTAGAACCATATCGTTCATTATCCATATCATGATAATATCTGTACCCAACAGAATCAAACCATGCATCTGCTTTTATTTGAATAGTTAGTAAACTAACCAGTAATATTAATAATATTTTCATTTACCTTGCCCTCTATATTTTTTAAAATTTCTACGTTTATGTTTATTCTTTGGTCTACTCCTAATAGATTTACCTATAGAAGTAACCTTCTTAAAAAAGTTTTTTAGTTTCTTTCCTGCACCTATTGTTGCTCTTCTCATAATAATACTATTATATCATATTTTTAAATGTAATGCAACAAAAAAATTATATCATATGTTCATTTTTTTATAAAATTCAAGTCTTTCTTGTGAAGTTTGTAAATCATTTACACCTTTTATAATTTCACATATTGTTTTATGTGATTTATATTTTACATTTTTAGTAGGGAGATTATCTTTTACTTTAATTCCTTTTGTTTTAAATATTTCTTTTTCATATCTAGCACGATAATGTCTATGTAATTCAGGACATTCTTCTACCGGTTCATTATTTTCTTCCATAATTTTATACACTTCATTGTCTAAAAAAGCATACTTTTCTATTTCTTTTAATGATAGCTTGTCATTTGATTGAACAATTATATCTCTTTCTGTTATGTGTGTATCTAAAATTGTTACTTTATATTGTTTATACATTTTTTCCTTTCCAATTATATATCTACTAATTCACAGGAGCCTGCAGTACATGCTAATTCTTGCGAGCCTCTAGTGTTATCTTCTTTTTCAAAGTCTTGTAACTTTGCCCAATCTATTTTTTCAGGCATCTTTGATTGTAAAGAAGTATACTGCTCTTTATCTATATCTTGATAAGGTGCTTGCTGATATGTGTGGTCAGAGAAAGGTAAGAAAGATACACCAGAAAGATAATCAAAATTATCCCAACACCAATTACCTACATTCACCCACTCATTTTCTTTTACAGATATAGTTACAGATGGTTTATGTTCACACCAATGCTGTGCATAACACTTCCATATCTCTAACTGCTCGATTGCTGCCATATCATTTCTATACACAGCAGTATCAGAACAACGCATAGGAAAAGAAAACACTGTAGTATGGTCAGGCTTCATTACATCTGGTTCATTTGGTATACCTTGTTCTTTCATAAACTCTGTTAGTGGGTCTTTATTATCACCTCTAACTGTACGAATATAATAAGGATTATGTCTAGCATGAATACCACTAGCAGAGTCAACTAATTGACTAACTGTACCAGAAGGTTTGACACATGTAATAGCTGTTGATTGTGGTATACCTAATTTATCTGCCCACTCTTTATTTGTTACAACAGCTTTGTTTCTCATACTTTGTAATATCTCTGGTAGTTTTGCTCTTTGTCTATTGATAATAGAATTATCCATAATACCTGTAAGAGATACACCTAATAATCTTTCCTCTTCTGTGTTCTGTTGCCATCTCTTTCTTAGATATCCAAAGTCTGTAAGTGTAGCTTGTATTGTACCTAGTATTGTAGCCACTTCTATTTTATCATGTAGTGTAGCTTCAGTATCCATAGGTCTTACAACTACCTCTGTAAGATTACAAAACTGATTAGGTCTTAGTATTATTTCACTACAAGGATTAGTACCAAAAGGATGGTCACCATTACGTCTACCATTCTCTCTAGCTTTTTCTTGTGCTGATACTCTGTTGAATATACCTCTTTCGCCAGACTTACTTTCATATAAGGCCAACCACTCCTTCATAAAAATACCTGCATCAGGCTTTTCAGTATATACAACAGAGTTATTTGCTAATGCTCTTTCAGGATTTGTATCCCACCAGGCACCAGACTTTGCAACTCTTAATCTTTGGTCTGATAAATTACTCAAAGATATAAGAGCAGACCTACGCACACCACCTACAACAACAACTTCACCAGTCTTACACGCAATATCATGACACTCCATAGTGTTTAATTTTCTACCTCTAGCACCTTTAAACTTTTCAATAACAAAATCAAATAAATTAATTAAAGGTTGAGGCCCACTAGCTCTACCACCAAATGTTTTTAATCTTTGTCCAGCAGGTCTTATTTTAGTTACATCTATTTTTGGTATTCTATTTGTATATAGATAAGATATTAAATCTTTAAATCCTCTTGCCCATCCTTCTTTAGAATCAGCAACAGCTACAACATCATCTGTCTTTTCAAATTCTCTGTCTGGTATAGTAGGAAGTTTGTTTACATTTTCTCTCTCAACAGAAAAACCTACACCTGTACCATTCATTAAGATATAAAGTATTTCATCAAATGCTTTTGGATTATCAATAGGAATATAGGAACAGTTATATCCAGCAATGTTTTCTCTTTCTAATGCTGTGCCTGCAGTCATCAATGCTCTCATAGAAGGCATTACAGAAAGTCCAGTAATATAATCTTCTATCTTTCTCCATGTCTCACTTTCTATTTCTACATTTAAATTTTTCTTTAAATGATACTGCATAAAGTTTGTTAATCTTGTTACTGTTTCTATCCATGTCTCTCTTCTACCTTCATCAGGCAACCATCTAGAATATCTAGATAGGTGTATAAAACTTTGGTATTCGGTTGGTAAATAGTTATTCATCCTTGTACTCCATTTCTAAAATCATTTCTGCGTAGTGTATTACTTTCTCAATATCTTTTTTGCCTTCACCTTTTCTTCTATGTCTTGTAACATATTTAATTATATTACCTTCAAGAAAAGTTAAGTCATTACCTACAATATATTCCACAGGTTGTATCTTACAATCTTTGTAATGACTACCACCTACTTGTTTTAATGTAGCTTGTATTGCTTTCTTTTTTATGTCTGTCTTTTTGAAACCTGTATCTTTAACAGTTTCTTTTATTGCTTCATCCATTAATCCCATTTTTGCTTGCTCCTCATAATATATCATATCAGCATATAGTTTATCAAAGTTCTGTTCATATGTCAAGTCTTTTTTATCTTTACTCATCTTCACCTCTTAACACACTTCTAATTCTATTTCTTAAATACTTATTGTTTTTTGTATTAATAACTTTGTATGCGAATGACCTGGTTTTATTTGAATCTACTCCGGCCATGTCGCATACTGTATTAAAATTTTCACATGTTACTCCTACGTCTGCAAAGAACCATGCCTCTGCTTTTTGTCTATTTACTTTATCATATGTTGTGATAGGTTTTTTAGATACATCTAACAATGCTTGTAATATCACAGCAATAAATAATCTCTTCTCTGAATTGTAAGGTTCAGAATAAAAAGCATTTTCAATTTGTATTATGTCATGTTCTTTTTTCATTATCTAAATATTTTTTTCCTTTACGAGCTTCACTAATTTTTCTTTTAGTTTCTTCTGTAAGTTTTTTTCCTGATTGAGCTTTACTCATTTTTCTTTTAGTTTCTTCTGTTACAATTTTTCCTTTATGAAATTCACCAATTTTTCTTTTAGCTTCTTCTGTATGTTTTTTATTATACATACTATTGTTTTCTCCTAATTGAGCTTCACTTATTTTTCTTTTAGTTTCCTCTGTAAGTTTTTTTCCTGAGTGAGCTTCACTAATGTTTCTTTTAGTTTCTTCTGTATGTTTTTTTCCTATACGAGCTTCACTAATTTTTCTTTTATGAGATTCTGTAAATTTTTTTCCTAATAAAGTTTCACTTATTTTTCTTTTAGTTTCTTCTGTATGAGGTTTGTAATCTTCAGGAGGTCTATAAAACTTACCATTAATACTAGCATTGTAATACCTATCCCAACATTTTTCTTTTCTATTAAACAGAAGTTTAGTTTCTAATTCATACATATCTTTATCTGAACCATATATAAGAACTCTTCTTTTTACTCCCTCTGGTACAGAATCACTACTAAACTTTTGCCACCTATTAGAAGAATGAGTATACCCATCATCAGGTGTCCCTTTATGTTTACCTAAATAAAACATTTTATTTCTTGAGTCATACCAAAGATAAACAAAAGATTCTTTGTTCATTTAACTTCGTCTACGTTTGGTTCTTTCTCAACTTTAGTAAGATATCTCTTACCGGTTGAATACTGAAAAGCACGAAGTCCTTTACCATCATTAGCATCACTCCAACAATCATGCTTATAATGACAGTACATACAACCAACGTCAAGCTTATAATTACCAGACTTGCCATCAGGAATATCAGAATAACATTTATCAGGTATATTGGTAGATGACACAACTTTTTTAAGATGTTGTATTCTCTTCTTAGCATTTATCATCTCCAACGAATGTACTTTGGTATAACATATTTCTCCTGTTGATTTATTAATAACTAAAAATCCAGCCTCATCAACACCATTGGCCTCTGCATATGCTGATATCTGTGATATGTAACCGAATGGGTCATCACTGGATAAGTTATTATATTTAAATTTATTAAAGCCTCTACCGGATGCACTCTTACAATCAACTAATGTGCCATCAATCATACAGTCCTGGTGTCCTACAACTCCTTCTAGTTTAACTTGTTTCTGTTGCTGTGAAACTTTATGTCCTGCAATAGAAGCAAGCATAATTAATAATTCTTCTAATATATATCCATACAAGAATTTAATTCTAGTGCTAGGAGGTATAGGAACTATCTCTGTATTTTTAAAATCATACCATAGCTGTCTATCTGGTTTACCTATTGTTGATAGTCTTAATCTTGACTTTTCATGAGGCATCTGCTTTAAAAAATCTTTTACATGTATCTTAACCGAATTAGCAAAGTCATCTATACATTTATCTACTTCTTTTTCAGTTAGTTCTTCATTCTTTTTTTCGAATAAACTGTATATATCTTCTACTATAGTATCTATTTTTTTCATAAATAAAACGTGAGAGACTGCCAAGCTAAACAGTCTCCCACTATCCTTTTAATTAAGAGGCAAAAGGAATTTTTTCGTCTGACTCAGCAGAGTATCCATCAGGTACTACATCAAATGCATCATCTGCATCACCCTGATAAGGAACTAAGTCTACAACCTGTACTTTTTTAAGGTCAGCAGAAACACCTGCTCTACCTTTAAACTTCCACTCATATGTGGTGTACAGTACATTTACTTTAGAACCATTACCAACTAATGTATTCATCATGGTTCTCTTCTGAGCATCAAGAACTTCTGGTGCACTATTTAAGTTACCATCTTTTCTTTTGACGTTTCGTTTGATGCTAACAAAGTCTCCTCTGTCATCACCTTTATTCTTTATAGTAAGACCATCTTTTTCTGCAATAGCCTTGTTGTCTGCATCCAGATTACCTACATCAATACTCCATGTACCATCTGCATCAAATGTTGTGTTTGGACTTGTTATGCTTGCCCAATAAGCAGTTCCATTAATTACACTCATAGGTGTATTCTCCTTTTTTGGTTATTAAAATTATATTATAGCATGATTTAACTATCATTGTCAACACTTTTTTTTATTATATCTACATTAAATAATTTCTGGATATTCATTAGATACATTTTCGAAGCCTTATTATCACCACCAGATACTTCTCTTTTGTTAGGTGTGTTCTTTATAATCTTCTTTAACATATCAGTTTTAAATACCAGTGTCCCATATATCTCCTCTCCTATGCAAAGATTATGAAACCAGTAATCTGATTCAGTAGATGTAATACCACTAGGTTTACCATAGCTTTCAAATTCAATCGCTATGTTACCAGTATCTAACCACATACCTCTTTCAGACTTTACTTCTATCTTCTTATCTTGTAGCATGTCAGCAATAATTTTTTCTTTTACTTTACCATACTTCAAATCTAAATCAAACTTTTTTCTATCTTCTATCTTTGGTTCTAATGTGTCTCTGTCCATGTTACTCCTACTTTGTAATCGTTATCAAGAGGACATCTTAACTTCAATGTCTTTTCAGTTTCTTTAATAGCAATCTTTGTGATGCTACAAAACTCTCCCACATCTTTGTTTGCTACTTCGAATTGATATTCGTCATGAACAGATGCCACTAACTTAACATCAAGCTTTTTATTGTAAACTCTTTTTATGATATGTAGTAACCAATGTTTACAAATAATAGCACCTGCTCCTTGTAGAAGAGTATTTAATGCTGAATGTGCACTTCTAACTTTTAAGTACCTTCCATCTATAGCTAATATTCTTCCTCTTCTACCAGCAGTTTCTACTTGCTCACGCAATCTTTTTAGAGAGGGTAGGTTAGATAAGAATCTTTTAATTAACATATTGCCTTGCTCCTTTCCAGCTCCTACTATCTTACCTATCTTTTCTGCACCAGCACCATAGAGAAAGGCATAGATAAATGTCTTGGCCTGGTCTCTATTCTTTATTCCTGCTAACTCCATATTCTTAGTGTGTATATCTCCATTCAATATCTCATCTGTATAATTTGTATCATTAAGATAATGTGCAAGACAACGTAACTCTAAACCACTAGCATCAGTGCCTACTAATTTATATTTTGTTGGGTCTGATACAGTCCATAAGTTTCTACACTCCTTTCCATATGGTGAATATGTGGCCGGAACTTGTGCCATGTTTGGTGAGTTATGTGCCATGCGACCAGTAATAGTTCGTAGTGTCATCACTCTTCCATGAACTTTATTATTCTCATCACATGCCTCAATCCAAGACTCCACCATTACTGCTCTCTTCTGCAGTAAAAAATATTTTGCAAATCTTTCTGCAATTAATTTTAACTCTGGCTCTTTAATGGTTTTTAAAACAGCTTCGTTAATTATAATATTATCTTTATCAGTAAACTGTTTTGGTTTCCATCCTCTCTTCATTAATCTATCAGCTATCTGCTGACGAGAACCAATGTTAAATGGTATTTCTTTTGTCTTCGTCTTCATCTCCACAATGGTAGGTTCGAACTCTTCTAACGACCATTGCTCTAAGTCATAGATATCGTCTTTTAGTTTTGCTAGTAACTCTTGTGCTTTCTGTATATCAAAAGCAAAACCATTCTTCTCTTGTTGGTCAATGATTAATCTAATGTCATGCTCTAAATCTATAGACTCCTTAGAAAAACCTTTGCTTTCTTTTACTAATTCATTATAAACAGCATGTGTTATTTCTACATCTTGTTTACAATACTTTAGCATATTGTAATCGTACTTAGAAAAGTTTACATCTTCACCACCTTTTAACATGTTTAGTTTTTCACCCCATGCTTTTAGGCTATGTCCTTTCTCTCGTATAGGATTAAATAACTGAGATAAAACTAATGTATCAATAACATCACCTGGTAGTATGTTTGAATTAAGCAGTCTATTAAGAACCGGAACATCAAAAGATAATCCATTATGCATAATAAATTTATCTACTTGCTTTGCCCAGTTATTAAAACTGTACATAGTAGATGGGTCAAACACTGTAACAACATTTGTATTTATATCTTTTGCTACAATACAATGTACTTTACTAGGATTAAATCCATCTGTTTCAATATCAAGAACTACTTTCATTTGCACCACACCAACTACACTCTTCTCCTTTACCTATTTCCATTTCACTTTTTTCAACATCACAGTAATGATACCACATCTCATCATCTGTGTCAAGTTCTTTTTTATGTAACCAATCTTTATAACCTTCTATCCAAAGCTGTTTACTTTCTTCTTCTTCTCCTTTGTGACCCCAGTACACTAAATGAAAGGCATCACATTCAGGACAAGAAAGATTAGTAACGATAGCATGGTCTTCGTGTTCTTCACAGTCATGGTCACCACCCCAAATTAATTCTGTTCCACAGTTATAACACTTCATATTATAAAACTCCTTGTGCTTGATTATTAAATTCATCTTCAAAAGGATTATCTATTTGAGACATTCTACCAGACTTTTTATCATAATGCAAGTACGTACATACTCCTGTCTCTCCAGTGTATCTATTTTTAAGAATACGAACAGTCGTTGTGTTTGCAGTTACTTCATCATTAGCTTGTTGATTTCTCTCTAAAGCAATAATACAATCAGATAAATGTGCAATGCTGGCACTACCTCGTAAATGAGATAGAGTAACTTCTTTTCCATTCTCGTGACCTAAGTCTCCTGATGGTCTCCTAAGATGCGATACTAATAAAAGACCAACTCCTGTCTCTTCTACCAGTGAACGTAGTTTAGTCATCAATATATCAATAGACTTTCTTTCATCTCCTTCTTCTTGACCACTAACTAAGATAGATAAATGGTCAATAAAAACCCATTTACAATCCATACTAGATATCATGAACCTAACTGTGGCAAGTATCTCATCATTACCTAAAGAACCAAAGTGGTCAAACACAATAAATCTACCTTTGCCTTTTTCTAATCCTATGGTATCTTCTTGCCACTTTAATAATTGTTCTTGAGAAAACTTTTCTCTTATTTCTTTTATGTATAATCTTTGGTTAGCCTCTACAGACATAATATTAAAAGCAGTATTTCTAGTGCTTTCTTCTAATGCTAAAACTCCTACTCTATCTTTTGAGTTTTTAAAAATGTGATGCATTAACTCTCTCATTACAGAAGACTTACCCATGCCAGCACCAGAAGTAAATGTAGTTAACTCTCCTGTTCTCATACCATATGTTTTATCATTCATCTTACTCCAAGGATAAGGTATAGTTTCACAATACTCTTCATCCCATAAAGATAAACCTAAATCTGATAAATTTAAAATGCCAGCAGGTGTGTATGGTTTAGCATTCCACCATTCATTAACGAAGTCTTTTGACTTACCCATCTTGTGATATTCATTTGGGTCTTTATGTTCTAAGTTTACAATCTTGCATTTGTTTGGTTCAAATAACCTAGCAACCTTTTGTGAGGCATCAATACCAGGTTTATCATTATCAAAACATATAACTACATTTTCAAAACTATTTAAGTATCGTAAATGTTGTTTACAATTCTGTACTGCACTTTGTACTCCATTTTTAATTGATACTACTGCCCACTTACTACCTAACATTTCGTAGGCAGACATGGCATCTATCTCTCCTTCAACGATAGTAATATATTTACCACCTGACTTAAATAAATTTTGGCCAAACAGTAAGGCATCTCCTATGTCACCTTGTGACCATATTTTTTTACCTTCAACCTGACGAATCTTCGTGGCCACATGGCTACTATCAGCATTAAAATATTCATAGTAATGATGACTAACTATCGAGCCATTAGTTTTTATTTTTGTCTTATATTTTTTAGCTGTTCTTTCTGATATTCTTCTATCAGGTATAGCTTTATACTCACCACTTACACTGGTGTTTTCTTGTATGTTAATTACTTTACTCTCCATTTTTGCCTCTCCTATATTATTAAATCTTTTATTACAAGAGAAGCAGAAGGCATGTCCATCAGCATGAATATTATAACCTCTACTTGATTCACCACAAGGGCATTCTCCTCTGCTTATCCACTTACTTTCCATTACATCATACCCATTGCGTTAGATAAACCTATTGCAACACCTATGAGTGTATACCATAATAAAAATTCTACCACTTTATATTCCTTTCTAGTTATTTAAACGTATAATAAATCATCATAATAAATACATATAATACCCATAATGATAATAATAATATAAATATATTTATTATATATTTTAATAAATAATTATTAATTATATTATATATTATATATATATATTTATATATTATAGAAAACTTTTTCATAATGTCAAGAGAAATCTTTCAAAGCATTTATGTAAAGCTCTTCAGCAGAATCTATATCAAGGCCTATACTATTTCTACAGTCTTGTTTTGCATATATTCTTGCCTCTTCATTAGAGCAACCTTCTCTTTTGTATTCTTTAAATAGTTTTCTATACATTTTCTTCTCGTCTTTATCCCATAAATTATTCATCATCTTCTTCCTCATTATAAAGAAACATACCTATATCATATGATATCTCATCTGCCTCTTTATCATCTAGTAATTCAGGCTTTTCATCTGATACTTCTATAGGTTCAAAGCCTGTGTCTTCTTCTGTCCAAGTATCAATCATATTATTATCAATATATTCTTGAACCTGTTCCATACTCCAATCCTTAGGTACTTCTACTAAGGTTGAGTATTGTACTTCTTTTTTACCTAAAATTCTATAACATTTTGTATCTATTGTCATTGTAATTCTCCTAATAATTATACAATAAAAAAAATAAACTTACAAGTAGTAAGGCCGGGAAAATATTATTTAACCATAA